AATTACGATCTGGATTGATCGACATGACTGGTTCCTCAGTGCTTCATCCGGCGCTGTACGGCTCGAATGCTATCGAGGACGGACTCGTCGGATGTCGCCGTATCGGTCGTGTCATCGGACACGGAACCGGGCGAAGATTTGATGGATTGGGATCTTCCGCCGAAGTCACCAGCGCGGACGTTGTCAGCAGGCTCGCCGCCAGACGCAGGGGCATCCGAGACATGCGAAGCCGGATTGATCCGAACAGCCATGTCATATGCCGCCGCGAGCTTTTCGGGCGCGCTCAAGCTAGCGGGGATCTTACCAGATTGCAGGAAGAATGCAATGTCATCCTGCAACTCGTCATAGCGTGGATTGGCGGCGCGGAACGGCTCGACGATGTCCCTCGTCGCCGCCTCGACCTTCATCTGCGCGATCTGGGTTTGCAGGGCCTCGATCTGGGCATGACCCGCCTGTTGCTGTTGCACTTGCTGACCGTTTTGGACGATCTGCTGATAGCCTTGCTGGCCCCGCTGCGCGATGAACTGCGCGACCTCCATCATGGTATAGGGCTGGCCGTCCTGCTTGCGCGGGCCAATCTCTGCAAGGATCGCGTTCAGCCCCGCGATCGGGTTGGCTTGCAGCAAATTCTCGACTTCGTTAAGCTTGAGGAGGCTTTCGCGCAAATCGCGGCCGTTGCTCTTCGCCAGCTCGTCGAACGGGCGAAGGTCGTCGTATCGCTTATACTGTTCATTCGCCGCTTCGGCTTCGCTCAGAACGCGATGGACTTCGGCCCGCACAGGATGGGGGACGTTGCGCCAAAGCTCCTTGGCGGCGGGCAGGAACTTCTCCGGCGCCTCGTGGTGCTTGCCCTTTTCGGCCTTGGGCTCCTTGTCGCCCTCGGGTTCGGCCTTTTCTTCCTTCGCCTCAGGTGCCTCTTTCGGCTCTTCCTTCGGCTCGGCCTTCGCTTCCGCTTTCGGTTCGGCCTTGACCTCTTCCTTGGGCTCGGGTTTCGGCTTTTCAGCCTTGTCCTCCTCCTTTTCTTCGGCCTCCTTGAAAGCGGCCGCAACATCGTCGCGCGCCGAAGGCTCTGCAATCGCTGCCTTGCCGCCGCCCGCCGCGTCATTCTCGGTATCGGTATCGATCACCGTGGAAAGAGTGTCGTCCTCGATATTCATGTCAGTCCTCCAAAACGACAGGCGGCGGGACCCGCCCGTATTTCACGTCCTCGATCCCCGCCCGAATGTCGTCGCGGAGCTGCTTTTCGTCGTGTTTGTGAGTTTCGCCCTTGGCCATGCCCTCGCCGGGCTGGAGCGGGTAAAAGCGTTCGCCCTTGGCATCCGTGGCCCGCTCCCAAGCGGTGCGGCTGTCGTGTAGCTTCCCGTCGGCGCCCCATTTCGGAGCCATGCTGTCGGAAACGACCAAGGGAGCGGAGACCAGTCGCTGCGCCACCTTCCCGCATTCGCATGTCTGCCGATCGTCAAAGCGCGCGAGAGGAACCAGCCGCTCGAAACGGTGGCCCTCCGCACACTCGAAATCGTACATGGGCATCAGGACAGGGCCTCATGCTGGAAATCCCATCCCTCTTGCCAAAGGTCGCGGTGCTTCCCCTTCGGATAGGGGCTGGAGTTGCGCGGGATCGATGAATTGCGCGCGGAACGCCCCTCGTCGAAGATCGCAACGTCCCCGGCATCGCGCGGCTTGGTTTGGGGCTCGCGCTTCGCCACCTTCTTGGCGGGCGGTTTCTTCGGCGCGGGCTTGCGAGCGGGGGCTTTCTTCACCATCGCCCTACGCCTGCAATGCGGTGACGATATTCGCCGCCGTGCTGGAGCCCGTGAGGGCTGCGATCTCGGTCTTTGCAGAAACGGCTGCATTGATCTCAGCGGCCGAAGGGGTCGCAGCCGTGATCAGCGCTACAACGGCGGACGCCAGCTCCGGAGCCATGCCAAGCGCAACCAGTTTATCGACATCGGTCATTTGTTCATTCCTCAGGGTCAGGAAGGCGCACGATGATGACGGGGGTGGCGCCTTCCGTGATGGACACAGGAATTCCGCCCGTCGCGGATTCGGTAAAAACAGGGGCGTCGGCTTCGACTTCCGTCACGGGGAAGCCGCCGCTTTCGACGATGACGATTGCGGTCATTGGGGCTGCCTTTCTGCAAGGTCTTGCTGGCGGTCGGCGCGATCCTCGCCACGTTCGGCGCGTTCGTGCGCGCGGTCGGAATCGACGGCGGCGCGCTGGCTATCGCTGGCCCGAAACTCGTTCTCGACCTGTCGTTGCTGCGATTGTTCGGCAGCCTGGTATTCGGAGAGTTGCTGCTTGCGCTCGTCGAGCCCGATGGAAGCCAGTATCTTGGCGGTCTGGGCGGTGAGATTATTGATCTCGGCCTGCTGTTTCTCGCCAGCCTGTGCCACTTCGGCGAGTTTCAGGCGCAGCTTGTCATTTTCCTGCTGGGCCTTGGCAGCGTCCGTCTGGGCGCGTTGCTGCATCTCGGCAATCTTGCGCTGGTTGTCGGCTTCCGCCTGTGCGGCGCGCGCCTGAACGCTCGCCATGGCGGCCTGCCCCTTGACCTTCTCGGCCTCGGCAAGCTCTTTCTGGGCAGCGACCAGCTCTTCGCTGTCACCCTCTTGCCCGGCTGCCATTCGGGCCATTTCGGGCGCCTGGTCGATGAACTCGTCAATTGCACCGTCAAGCTCTCGACCGGCCCGATAGGGAGCGAGGGTGAACTTCATCATCGCCCCGGCGAGCTTGGCACCCGCCTCGCCCATCCCGGCGATCCCCATCAGGCTTTGCGATGCTGTGGCGAACTGCGACAGGAACTCGTTGCGGCTGGCCTTCTCTTCCATTTCGTCGGTGAGGATGGTCGAGCTGCTTTCGATCTCGAAAACGAACGAGCGAGCCCGATCATCGCGGAGCAACTTCATCACATCCTCGATAGGCACCATGGCCTCTGCCTCGGCGAGCATCGGGGCGAACTTGGCGAGGATCTGTTGCTGGGCCTGCTGGAACATGGCCTCAACCTGTCCCTGCTGCTCGCCCTGCTGTTGCTGGGCGGCCTGCTGGGCCTTATCGGCAGCATCCTTAAGCTCAGCCTTCGCCTGCGCTTCGATGTCCTTAATGCGCTTGGCGATCTCAGCTTTCGTCGGGATGTCCATCTGCGACATTTCGAGAAGCTGCTTTTGCGGGAACTTCTCGGCGATGATCTCGGATGCGATCTTGACCGCGTCGGCAGCAACGCGCTGCAATTCCGCGCTCTTCTCGCGAACGCGAACCGAACCATATTGCGACTTGAGCTGTTGCGCCCCAAGCGTTTCGTCGCTTTCGGTCGCTCCCCGCATAATGTCGGAAATGCCGGATAGCTGGTAGAAGTCCTCGATAAGCTGGGCGCGGGCATCGATAAGGCCGGTGATCGCAGTCGCCAATTCGGCGAGCGGCAACCACTGCACGAACTGCCCGTTGGCGTTCATCAAGACTCCGGCGGGCACCGGGATCAACATCGTGTCGTCGCTGTCGTCCTTTATCAGCGCTTCGACGGCCTGCCCTACGTCTCCCCCGGCAGGGATGAGCCCCTTCATCCGCACCCCGTCCAAGAGGCTGTAGATGCGGCGGGTCAGCTCATTGATCTGGTCGAAATGCCGCGCGTAACGCTCATAGTCAGGGCTCGGGATGAGCGAGCGGCGCTGCAATGTCGCATAGGCGGGACGCGGGCACGGGAAGAAGTCGGCAAGCTCGATCTCGGGCTCGGCTTCGTCCAGATATACATCTACGCCCTCGGTCACCCAATAGACGCGGTTGTCGGCCTTGTGCCAGACCTCCCATACCTTGCACTTGCGCGCGTTCGCACGGCGCTCAAGATAGCGCCCGTCGTTCGCATCGCGCTCGTCCTGCGTCGTGGTATAGCTGGCGTTCTGATATGCATTGCCGCTCGTCTTGGCGAAGCGCTTCCGCATGTCCTTCTTGGTCAGCCAGAAGCCACCGGCAACCCAACCCACTTCGCTCCAATAGCGCCCCGGCTCGTGCAGGAAGTCCAGCCGGTCCTTATGTTCGATGCAGACGCGATGCTCGCCGTCCTCAACCTCGTAGCGCAGCCACGGCACCCCGCGACCAGCGAACAATAGGTCATCGCGCATTTGCACCATGACATCGCCGATGTGCGTGTTTTTCAGCGTCCAGATAGAGCAACGCTCAAGAAGCTCGGCGGTCGTGTTTATGAGCGGCTTGCCATCCTTGAACAGCGGCGCGACGACAGGTTGCGGCGGGCGCGCGTAGATCGCGGGCTTCATGATCTCGAAGGATGACCAGAAAATATCCATCTCGGCATCGCGCCAACTGGACCCCGTGCCGTACTCCACGCCTTCCCGGAGCGAATAGACATCGTCGATGACCTGGCATGTCACCTGCCAGTCGCGGAATACGTCCTCAGCCTTGCGGATCGCGGACAGCACGGCCTTGCTCGAACGCGCGCCGTTCTCCTTATCCTTCATGGTGGCGCTCTGGTCTTCGTCGATCATCGCATTTTCCTGAGCGGGGCAGCCATGACGCCGCCCGCAACAGCAACGGCGGTGGCTTTATGGGGAATGGCGGGACGGTCGGCTTTCGGGCGGTTGCCCTCCATCATCCGATCCATGAGCTGGCCAACCAGACCGAGTGCATCGACCTGATCGTCATGGACTCCGACAGGGAAGCTCATGAGTTCGGAGATGAAGTCAGCAAGCCACGGGGCGTCGCGGGGAACGTGAAGCCCCTGCATCGCCATACGGCCACGAATGGACTGTGCACGGACCGCTTTGTCGCCGCGCGTCGGGAATTGCTCGCGAGCGGTATAAGAGGCGGTTTCGAGCATCCGCTTGACGAGGAACGGGCCAACGCCCGATTTGATCTGGCCTGTTTCCTCAGCCCATCCGATGGGCTTCCACTTGCGGACCAGATCGCAGAAAGCATCGACCCATACGTCTGAGGATGCTTGGCGCCGCCACAGGTCGAGAAGGTACATGCGGCCTTCGCTGCTGACGCCGACAACCGCATGCACGGTGAAGTCGCCGCCATCGGCGGTAACGGCATAGTCGGAGCCGCCGTAGACCATCATCTCCGCGAGCGGAGGAATGGTATCGACGGGGATGATCCATTCGCGCTTGAAATAGTCGCCGGTCTCGGGCGCGGGCCGCTGCTGATAAAGGGCTGACCAGTCGCGCGGCGGGAGCGCGCGCTTGATGCGCTCCAGTGCCTCGATGTCATATTGCTCGGGCCAAAGCGCCTTCCCGTCATCATCGATCGCGGGAAGGTTGAGGACCGTCCAGCCTTCGTGCTGATGCTCTTCCAGCAACCAGCCCGACAAATCGTCTTCGTGCCACCGCGTCTGAATAATGACGATCCGACCGCCGGGCATGAGACGCGTGTAGGCCGTGGACGTGTACCAGTCCTTGACCTTCTTCCGCATGACTTCGG